TAGTATATCTTTGCGTCGTGTCACTTTAAGTTTAATTTGATGAGCATGAGGCATATTAAGTTTATTAAAGGGTTCCATGCGGCAGAATGTTTTATATAAGAGTTTTAGATTTTCTTCTGTAAGTAAACTCATCTATCCATTACCAACATATAAGCGCCGATATTGGCAAAAGCATAACCAAAGTACATATAACCTAAAGCCATATTACCTTTCCAAAACTGTTCTAAGCTGACTGCGAAATAGATAAGTCCCACTGCAATAATTAAACCTGTACTCAAGAGGGTACCCTTCCAAGTGTCCAAAGATTAATAGGACCAAACTCTATATCTTTCCATTCTATTTGCATTTGGGATACTTTGGAATAAAACCTTCGGGAAGTTGAACATAATCTTGATGTAAACATGCGGTTGACCAATTCTTTAACTCTCCTTTTACACATTCTTGAAAGTATTGTGTTGCGTGCGCGCATGACTCAAAGTTACCGATATACTGTCGGCTGTCATCTAAATACAAAACTAATACCCATTCAAACATTTTGATATTATACTCTTTTTAAAATAATATGTTACAATTCGACTTATTAGCTGCAATTCAAGGTGTAAACAGCGACACATGCAAGAATTATTAGACACAACATTTGTTCCTATTATAGAAGATACTATACCACTTCCTAAAAATGCTAGAGAAGCACTGCCTGAACTCACTCCACACCAAGAGTTACAAGCTAGAACTAATACTATAAAACTCATATCAGATATTATGGGTGAATCAATAGAGACATCACCTGAACAGGCGATGGATGCAGAAAAAATTGCGAAGGAAATGATGGACAATCCAGCTATAAGACCAGAGTTTGATAAATATCCTAATGAAACAATGGCTTATTTAGCTGGACTTGTCGCTCAAACTAACTGTATGGTGGTTAAAGAACTCGCAGACTTTAAGTTACACATAGTAAATAGACTCTTACAAGAAGCAGAAACAGCTAAAAATAGTAAAGATAGGCTAATGGCTCTAGTAAAACTAGGTGAAATAGATGGTGTAGACGCATTTAAAAAGAAAACTGAGATTACTCACATTACAAAATCAGGTAAAGAACTAGAAGAAGAGCTGAAAAAGACGATTGAAGAGCTAAAAGGCAAGATTATTGAAGGCGAAGTCATAGAAGACGACGATGATTAGCCAAAAAGACCTAGATTTATTAGAAAAATCCCTTCCTCACATGTCTGAAGTAGAAAGACAGAGGAATCTTAAGTTATTAATGGAGTATAAACAGCAATTAACTAAAGATATGGGGTCAAAAAGGTTCTTAGACTTTATAAAACATGTATATCCCAACTATATTATAGGAGAACATCATAGGAAACTGGCTCAACTCTTTGAAGATATTGCTAACGGCAAAAAGAAACGAATTATTGTTAATATTGCTCCGCGACATGGAAAAAGTGAACTCATATCATACCTGGCGCCAGCTTGGTTCTTGGGCAAACATCCGGCGAAGAAGGTTATTATGGCATCTCATACAGCAGACCTTGCAGTTAATTTTGGTCGTCGAGTCCGTAACCTCGTGGGTAGCGACGCGTATAAAGATGTGTTTCCAAATATTGAGCTCCAAGCAGACTCGAAGTCGGCTTCTCGTTGGGGGACTAACTTTAATGGTGAGTATTTTGCCATTGGTGTTGGCGGCGCTCTTGCTGGACGTGGGGCTGACCTCTTTATCATTGACGACCCACACTCAGAACAAGATGCAAAGCTCGGAAAACCAGATGTCTTCTTACCCGCATGGGAATGGTTTCAATCGGGTCCCTTGCAACGTCTCATGCCTGGAGGAGCAATCATTGTCGTTATGACGCGGTGGTCTAAGCTCGACCTAACAGGGCAAATTGTGAACCAGATGATAAAGAACGATGAAGTGGATGATTGGGAAGTTGTTGAGTTTCCAGCCATATTAGAGAATAAAGAAGGTGAAGAAGTTCCTCTCTGGCCAGACTTTTGGAGTATAGAAGAATTAAAGTCTAGACGTGCAGCGTTAGACATTAGGTATTGGAATGCACAGTATATGCAAAACCCAGTATCCGAAGAAGGCGCACTAATTAAAAGAGAATGGTGGAATATATGGGAAAAAGAAGACCCACCAATGTGTGAGTTCACTATTATGACATTAGATGCAGCTCAAGAGGCTAATAATAGGGCGGATTACAACGCTTTAACCGTATGGGGCGTTTTTCTTAACGAAGAAACCAATAATTATAATATAATACTATTGAACGCAATTAAGAAACGACTGGAATTCCCCGAGTTAAAGCAACTTTGCATAGAAGAATATAAAGATTGGGAACCCGATGCCTTTATTGTGGAAAAGAAATCTAACGGGGCTGCACTCTATCAAGAGTTCAGACGGATGGGTATTCCCGTTGGAGAGTTTACACCAGGCAAAGGACAGGATAAAATAAGCAGAGTTAATGCAGTCTCCGATTTATTTAGTTCTGGTATAGTATGGGCTCCAGACAGAAGATGGGCGAATGAAGTCATTGAAGAATGTAACGATTTCCCGTCAGGCGCTAATGATGACTTAGTTGACGCGACAACATTAGCTTTAATGAGATTCAGACAAGGCGGGTTTATCAGGTTACCTAGTGATGAAGAAGACGATATACAATATTTTAGAAGTCCTGCTCAAAAGCGGCTATATGTTGTATAGGTTTGTAAAAATTACAAATTTAATTCTTTTAATCATCGTAAATTTGGTAGAAATACAAATTAAAAAATTATTAGGAAAATATAATGGCAGCTAACGACATAGATAAAGGGTTATCCCAAGCACCACAAGGTCTTACAGAAAAAGACTTGGCTAATATGGACATGGAGCCTGAAATAGAAATTGAAATAGAAGACCCAGAAGAACTAAGTATTAAAATGGGTGGACTAGAATTAGAATTTGATAAAGATGCTATGGACGATGATGAGTTTAATGCAAACTTAGCAGAAGAAATTGAAGAAGATGACTTAGAAAAATTAGCTGACGACTTATTAAGTGACTACGAAGGTGATATTTCTGCACGTAAAGACTGGCTTGATACTTATGTTGATGGTCTGGAGTTATTAGGACTTAAACTAGAAGATAGAAGTGAACCGTGGGAGGGAGCATGTAATGTATTCCATCCATTGATGACCGAAACTCTAGTTAAGTTCCAAGCAGAAACTATGACAGAAACATTCCCTGCTGCAGGACCTGTAAAAACTCAAATTATTGGTGAAATAACAGAAGCAAAAGAAGAGGCTGCTAAAAGAGTTCAAGATGATATGAATTATCAATTGACTCAAAAGATGGTTGAGTATAGACCTGAACATGAACGCATGTTATGGGGTTTAGGTTTAGCTGGTAACGCATTTAAAAAAGTATATTACGACCCGAGTTTAGAACGTCAGGTCTCTATGTATATTCCTGCTGAAGATTTAGTTGTACCTTATGGTGCGTCATCTTTAGAAACAGCAGAACGTGTAACTCACGTGATGCGTAAAACACAAAACGAATTAAGAAAATTACAAGTAGCAGGATTCTATCGTGATGTAGATTTAGGTGAGCCAACACATGATTTAGAAGAAGTAGAAAAGAAAATTGCAGAGAAGATGGGATTCAATGCAACTACTGACAACAGATTTAAAGTTTTAGAAATGCATGTTGACCTTGATTTAGAAGGTTATGAAGATAAGGATAAAAAAGGTAAGCCAACAGGTATTGCACTTCCTTATGTTGTAACGATTGAACGTTCAACACAAACAATATTAGCAATTAGACGTAACTGGAACCCTGACGATGATACTAAACAAAAACGTCAGCACTTTGTACATTATGGATATGTACCAGGTTTTGGATTCTACTGTTTTGGTCTAATTCATTTAATTGGTGCTTTTGCAAAATCAGGCACAATGATATTACGTCAATTAGTTGACGCAGGTACTTTATCAAACTTACCCGGCGGGTTTAAATCAAGAGGACTTAGAATTAAAGGAGATGATACACCAATCGCTCCAGCTGAGTTCCGTGATGTAGATGTACCGTCTGGCACAATACGAGACAACATCATGGCTCTACCCTATAAAGAGCCTAGCCAAGTTCTCAATCAATTAATGAATCAAATCGTTGATGAAGGACGTCGTTTTGCATCAGCAGCAGACCTAAAAGTATCTGACATGTCAGCTAACGCTCCTGTGGGTACTACACTAGCAATCTTAGAAAGAACACTCAAAGTGATGTCAGCAGTTCAAGCTCGTATTCACTATGCAATGAAACAAGAGTTTAAACTTTTAAAAGGTATTATTAGAGATTTTACTGATGATGAGTATTCATACACACCAGACGATGGCAAAGCACAAATTAAACAGCAAGACTATGATATTGTAGAAGTTATACCTGTATCAGACCCTAATGCTGCAACTATGTCACAAAAGGTTGTGCAATATCAAGCAGTGATGCAATTAGCACAAGCTAACCCAAATATATATGACATGGTAGAACTTAACAAACAGATGCTTGAGGTATTAGGCGTTAAAAATATTGATAAGTTAATACCACAGTCTGATAAACCAAAACCACAAGACCCTGTGTCAGAAAATATGAATGTGATTAACAACAAACCTGTTCAAGCGTTTATATATCAAGACCATCAAGCACACATTGCGACTCACATGGCGTTTATGCAAGACCCTAAAATATTAGCTTTAGTTGGTCAAAGTCCTAATGCAAACACTGTACGTGCTGCTATGGAAGCACATATTGCAGAGCATTTAGCATTTGAATATCGCAAACAAATCGAAGAACAAGTTGGTGTTGCTCTACCTGCACCAAATGAAAAAATCGACGAACAAGTTGAATTAGACTTATCTAGAGTTGTTGCTAAAGCTGCTCAACAGTTGCTTGATAAAGATATTAAAGAAGCACAAGCACAAGAGATTATGGCTAAGCAACAAGACCCAGTTATGCAAATGCAACAGAAAGAGCTACAAATTAAAGAAATGGAAGCTCAAACTAAAGCACAAAAAATGCAAGCTGATATTGAGTTAGATAGAGCTAAATTAGAATTAGAAAAAATGAAACTCGAATCAGATGAAAGAATTGCTGGAGCTAAGATAGGTGCTAATGCGGCAATGGATAATCGTCGTGTAGATTCACAAGAATTAGTACAGGGAACCAGATTGGGTATTGATGCCATTAAAGCTCAAGCTCAATCTGCAAAAAATTCACAACAATAAGAAAGGTAATACATGGATGGCACGTTAAAGGTTCTAGCTGAAAAGTTAGAAGAAGAACGCAATATAATTTTAGAAAACTTAGGTGATGGGCATGCACAAGATTATGCTCAATACCAAAACAGTGCAGGCATTATTCGAGGTCTCATGATTGCACAAAGACACATAGCAGACCTTGCAAAAAATATGGAGATGGACGATGAGTGAAATCATTACGCCAAATAAAACTATTGTTGATTTCAAAGGCAAAGCAGTAGCAGCTGAAGAACCTAAACAAGAACAAAAACCAACTCAATTACCAGAAGTCAAAGGCTATCGCATATTATGTGCTGTACCACATGTTGACGAAAAGTATGAAAGTGGAATTATTAAAGCAGACAAGACAAGACATATTGAAGAACACTCGACTGTAGTTTTGTTTGTTATCAAATTAGGAGATATGGCTTACGCAGACAAAGACAGATTTCCTACAGGACCTTGGTGT